ATGGCACCATTGAATTCGTCATCAGTAGTGACGAATTTTATCCAATTTCCATAGTAATCATCATGAAAGTCAACATCAAGCTCAACCGGCCCAAACTCAGCATTTTTAAACTTGGCTTCACAAGCCAGCTGCTGAGCAATTGTGATTCCGTACAACCTATCAACCATGTTACGCGTCTCAACATGGGGAGCATAGATAGGGAGGGTGAACCTATTGTCAAAGGCACGCATGTACTCAACACGCTGATAATGGTCAAGACCATTAATCACCCTGACAATGTCAAAATGGTTGCTAGGACACGTTCGCAACATATAGTCGCAAAACGGTCTGACAACCGGAAGATGGGGGTAGCACCAAGCGTAACTCAAAGCCTTTGCCACTATGAGTGCGTTTTTGGTGCGTTGACCACTTCCCACATACTTCCTGCTGCTCCACCCAAATCTGGCCAAGATTTTTAAAGGGTCGGTTATGTTCTGTCTTGAGATGTCGTCTTGCAACAACCCACAAAAACTCATATCCCCGAGGCATGGAAACTCAACCAGCTTAATCTTCAATCCCATAGAATCAAAGACCTCTTGCGGTATGGTTCCGTTGGTGCTGGCAGCACCATCATCACCTTCGACGCATGCGGTTAGTTTTCTCCCTGCCTTCATTGCAGCAAACTTCAAGAACACATAGTTTGAAAAACCATTGCCCAACGAAGTATTTTGTTCACCTGACATTCTCGTTGCTAGTATCCACACACTTAGCAAAGTACTATCACACTGATTTGTCTCGAGCAGCAGCTCAATGTCTTTTAAGAACTGCTTCCCATCCTTATCATCCGGTGCCAAGAAGCGATACAACTCAAACTCAACCGAATCCATCATTGCCCTAGTGAAACAAGTTTCATAGGACTCATGATCCGACTGGTAATACACGGCGCCAGGCCGGTACAACAAGTTGTATATATATTCCATTCTCTTCTCAACTGGAATTTTCTTGACGAAGAAGGGTACTTTCGCAAATACCTCCTGCTCCATACGTCTGAACATCGGGCCCACTCTGCACTTGTATACATCGTGAGCACCATTGATAAGACGCGGGTACTTGTATTCTTTTTTGGCGTTGGGTTCGTAGAACTCATCTTTAACGAACATTTTAATCTTACGGTGTTTTTTCGGATTGTAAACTTCTTTCGAAGCCTCCAGCAGCTGTTGCTTGCGACTCTGAGGTGCCTCTAAGTCAGCAATCCACTGCTCTGCTGAATATTCCCTAGTCAGTAGCCTCTTGAGCCCGTACTTTCGGCTCCATTTCTGAAGCAGATTTCTG